CGTCGATCCACATCGCGAAGTCGAGGCCCTCCTTGATCGCGAAGAGACTGAAAGCCAGGGGGTCCTGGTTGATGCCACGCTGCCAGAGGTCGAGGGCTTCCTGTTTGCGGGCGACGGTGGACTTGGGCGAGGTGGCGCGGATGGTGAAGTAGGTGCGGGAGAGATCGGGGAGCGGGTTGTTCTTGAACGAGACGGTCATGGTCTCGGGGTCGATGACGGCGCCCGCGAGGTCGAGCGTCAGGTTGCCGACGGGCAGGGCACGGCGAGAGACGGTGAGGTGCTGGCCGATGGTCTGGATGGTGGCGCGGTACATGTCGCCCCACGCGCGGGCGACGCCGTTGGTGGGTGTGGTGAGGGCGCGGGTGATCTGCTCTTCGAGGAAGCCGAGGCCGGAGGCGCTGTCGACGCGGCCCTTTTCCTTGATGAGGTCCTGGATGGGGTTCACCGCGTTCATGGCTTCGCGTGCGAACTGGGCCGCGCGGCCGGGCATGTCGCCCGCGTTGTGCGGGTTGATGGTGAAGGGGGAGAAACCTTCGGTGAGGCCGTCGGGCTGCCAGAACATCACGCGGAGGCCGCGGCCCACGTCGCGGAGGATCTGGTTCTGGTTCATCTGGTTCTGGGGCAGGACCACGATGCCGTAGCGGTCCGTGTCCATGACGTTGTTGAAGAGGGACTTGGAGAGGCGTTCGAGGTTGCGGTGGGTCGAGAAGAGGACGTCGAACATCCCGGCGCCGTGGAAGGTGCCGTTGTTGAAAAAGCGGGCGTAACCGATGGGGCAGTAGACTTCGAGCTTGGAGAGGTCCTGGTCTTCGATGACGCACTCGCCGGAGGTGACGCAGTACCGCTGGACGGTGTTGTTGGGGCCGGTGAGCCAGAGTTCACGGACCTTCACGACGCCGACATACTCGCCCTTCTCGGCGCCGCTGCTGATGTTGGAGGACTCGGAGCGGGAGCCGGTCCAGTAGGTCACGTCGCGGATGCCGTCGCGCTCGGGCCACGGTTCGCCAGGGTCCGCTTCGAACCACTCCATGCGGTCGAGCTTCGCGCGGATCTTCCTCTTGCCGTAGATGGCTTCGAGGGCGGTCACGGGGACCCACCGCTGGCGGACGATGCCCTGCATCTTCGTGATGTCTTGGCCGGTGAGCGGGAAGGGGAAGAGTTCGCGGGGGTGGATGACTTCGAGATCGGTGGTGAGACCGATGGTGGGGTGGTCGACGACGTGGCCGGTGATGCCCGCGAAGCCGAGGCACGAGAACATCCAGGCGAACTCTTCCTTGACGCGGTCCACGGTGTTGTCGGAGATGGTGGAGTCGCCGATGATCTGCGACATGGACTTCGATCGGAGGCCATCGAGTGAACCGGCCTGGGTCTCCGCCTTCATGCGGAGGTCCATGGACTGGATGCGGCCCGCGACCTGATTGATGGCGTAGAGGAGATCCTGAGACTGGAACTCCATGTTGCCCTCTTTGTCGAGGAGGTGGGGCGAGAGTTGGCCGGAGACCGGGTCGAACACGTCGAAGCGCCGGTAGCCGTTCATGTAGTACCAGGCCAGCAGCCAGTTGGTGCGGCGGAACATGAGCTGCATCTCGCAACGGTCGGCGTGCCGCCGGATGACGTTCGCGAGCGCGGCCTCTTCCTTCGGGAGTTCAAGCAGGTCGTGCATCATCGGTGGCGTCCTTCGTTGACGGTGGCGGCGAGGTGTTGGCGTCAGAAGGATAGGTCCGGGCCGCTACGCCACGCGGCTTCCACCCGCGGGGAGATGAGCGGGGGTCCACCATGATGGGCGCGATGGCCTCAGAGTGGGAGGTGGCGGGCATGGCGGGCACGGGCGCGATGGGGGTCGGCGGAGGTGCAGAGGGTGTGGACCCCTCCACTCTCGGGCCGGAGAGGAGGCGGGGGCCGTCGCCGAAGTAGCAGGCGAAGAGTCGCATGGCGAGGGGCATGGGGATCCAGACGCCGTCGCCGAGTTGCTGGATGTCGGGGTGCAGGGGGTTCATACGCGGGTCTCGGAGGGGGTGAGGGAGGAGTCGGGCACGAAGCGGTCGGGGGCGAGCATCGACGAGATGGTCTCGTGGTCGAGGAGGTTGAGGGGGATGCCAGCGACGATGGAGGCGCCGCCGGGCATGGTCTTACGGCCCGCGCGGAGTTCGGCGAGTGCGTCGAAGGGCTCGGGCTCGGAGGGAAGTTGCTGGCGGGAGAAGCGACCGCGGATGGCCTGGAGGGACATGGCCACGGTGTCGAGTTCGTCGTCGTGTTCGAGGCCGCCGTCACGGGCCTCGGGATTGAAACCTTCGATCTGGTCGAAGAGGCGGCGGACGGAGGGACGGGACTCTCGCAAGTGGAACGGAAGTTTGATGAGGGAGTACTCGAAGCGGGCCTCAAGCGTGGCGATTTTGCCCGACTTCTCCATGGTGCCGGGGCGAAGGTCCTTGATCTTGGGCACGAAGGTGTAGCCCATGTCGCGGGAGAGCGCGGTGTTCACGACAGAGAGGAACTGCTGGTAGAGCTTGAAGGACTCGCGGACCACTTCGACGAAGACGATGGGGCACTTCCAGCGGGAGACCATGTCGAGCGTCTTCGAGATGAGGACGGTGTCGTTTGCACGGTCGGACCACATGTCGAGCACGAAGAGTTCGTTGTCGGGCGTGATCGCCATGAGCGTGCAGCAGCGACGGTCGGAGGTGGAGGATTCGGTGAAGGCGGAGTCCACGGTGGTGAAGAGGTGGGCCGTGGTGAGGAAGGAGGAGAGAGGCATCGAACGCTTCTCGCCGGTGGGCGACATCCAGCAGATGCGGGCGGTGGAGGTGCGGGGGTCCGTGAGGTAGAGGGAGTCGCCGTCTTCGATCCACCACGAGTGACGGCCGCGAGTGGAGGGGTCCATCTTGAAGAACTGGTCGTCGGTGGTGCCGGGCTTGCCGAGCATTTCGGAGTTGAAGGCGGCCGTGCCCATCATCGAGCGCATCTCTTCGAGGGAGACGGCGTCCTTGAGGCCCATGGCTTCTTTCTCGGCCACGGTCGCGGGCCACATGTCGGGCCAGCAGGAGGTGATGGCCCCAGTGGAGGGGTCCGAGATGGCGGCCCGGACCCAGAGACGGGACCAGTGGTTGAAGCGAGGGTCGTTGGAGGTCAGACGCCCAGTGGAGGGGTCGATCGAGGTGGCCATCGCGTGCCAGAGGTAGTGGCGACGGGAGACGAAGGTGCCGATCCAGTCGATGCCGCACTTGGAGCGGAGCGTCATGGGGATGCAGATGCGGAAGAGGAGCTTCTCCATGTAGTCGCGGATGAGGGCGAGGGAGGTGGAGGCTTTCTCGTCGTACTCGGGATCGTCGAGCTTGAAGCGGCGGGGGCGGATGCCGCGGAGGCGGGATTCGGCGGAGAGGCAACGGAGGTAGGAGCCGTTCTGGAGGAAGAAGTATTCGTTGCCGGTGGGCTTGTCGCCGCGGGCGGGCTTGAGGAAGCCGCCGAACTCGGGGCCGAAGTCGTCCTGGATGCGCTGGTTGTTGTAGACCTGCTCGCGGACGAGTTGACCGGTGTGCTTGGCGTTGTCGTGGGTGGAGGTGGCGTAGACGACGCCGTAGGCCGCGGAGGTCACGAGGTTGCGGATGATGTCTTTGCGGATGCAGGAGGACTTGGCGCCGCCGCGGGGCGCGATGCAGGCGTTGTAGCGGTAGGTGTACCAGCCACGCACCATGTCCCAGTGGAAGGCGGGAGTGACGCGAGGGGGCATGTCGTAGAAGAGCGGGTCGAAGTCCGCTTCGTAGTCGGGGTGGAGGTAGTGGAGGTCGAAGAAGCGGAGGGAGTCGACGGCGTCTTGGCCTGGGTCGGAGGAGGTGTCGGCGAGCCAGAGGCGGGAGGCGTTCACGCGGGCCTGGCGCTGGCCTTCAAGGGTGAGGGTGTCGTAGTCCTCGGGGAGAGGATGGATCGGGGAGGAAGGGAAACGCTTGATCTGCAATGGTGGACCCCTCCACTGGGTCAGTCGCCTTCTTCGGGGTTGGTTCGCGTGATGGGGGTGGGGGAGGTGATGGGCGGGGTGGCGAGGGATTCGAGGTGGAGGGCCGTGGCGTAGCGGCACAGGAGGGTGATGATGGTGGGCGGGTCGAAGTGGCCGAGGGCGGTGTTGAGGTGGCGGGTGAGGTTCAGTGCCCAGGGTGTGA